ATGAACTTTTGGTCCGAAATCGTCAAAGAGGTTGGCACCGTCCTGGTGGAAGTCCTCGTCCGCATCGCTGAAGAAATGGAAAACAACGATTGAGCAAAATACACTGAAAAGGAGATTTTACTATGCCCGCAAATGTTGAAACGATGTTCTCTGTCCGTGAGACCCCTTGGCACGGCCTTGGCCGAATCATCATGGATGCCCCTGCAAGCCGTGAAGCCTTGGAACTGGCCGGTCTGGATTGGCAGGTGGAGAGCCGTAATATCTATTCCGGCACGGGTGCTATGATCCCCGGCTATCGGGCTAACGTCCGCAGCACCGATGATGCTGTTCTGGGTGTGGTATCCGACCGCTACCGCATTGTGCAGAACGAAGAAGCATTTCAGTTCACCGATGACTTGCTGGGTGAAGGTGTTACTTACGAAACTGCTGGTTCCTTGCAGGGCGGCAAAAAAGTCTGGATGCTGGCAAGGCTTCCGAGGAAATATCTTATCGCTGGAGATCAGGTAGTACCATATCTTGTGATCTTCAACAGTCATGACGGAAGTTCTGGTGTGAAAGTGGCCATGACTCCGATCCGTGTGGTCTGCCAGAACACGCTGAACCTTGCGCTGAATACCGCAAAGCGCAGCTGGACTGCACGCCACACCGAAAATGTTCTGCTGCGGGTGCAGGATGCCCGTGAGACCCTGCAGCTGGCCAGCAACTATATGGTTGAACTCGGCAACCGTGGCGAAGAGCTGGCTCGTATTGATTTATCCGATCACAAGGTGCAGGAATTCATCAATGAGTTTTTCCCGATTTCTGAGGACCTGTCCGATTGCCAGCGGAAGAATAATCTGCGCCTGCAGGAAGATCTGAAGACTCGCTACTACAACGCACCGGATCTGGAATGGGTCGGCAAGAACGGTTGGCGCTTTATCAACGCAGTCTCCGATTTTGCCACCCACGCAGACCCTCTCCGCAAGACCAAAAACTACAACGAAAACCTGTTCCTGCGCACCACAGAGGGCAACCCCATGATCGACAAGGCTTACAAGATGGTGCTGGCAGCAGCATAAAGGAGCAAGCCATGAATGATGTAAATAACCGCATTTTCAAGGAATTCACGGAATTTTTTGACAACGTTGAGAAGAGTGCTTCTGAAATCAGCGTTACCATGGCTTATGAGATCACGATGAAAAGTACCATCAGCACCGCCATTATTGTTTTGGAATCCGAGGGCAGACTGGAGGAGCGCTACTGGAACCATCTCAGGGTGCAAAATAATATTCTGGATTTTCTTTATGCCCTGTGGGTTGGTTCTTGCCATTCATTGGCCAGCGACTTTTCCACCATCATGAAAGGCTTGGTGGAATACGACTTCATCATTACCGAATCAATTATGAGAGAAAGGATGCAAAGTGCATGAAAAGATTGATTTCAACTTTGAACCTGTCCAAAGAGGATTGGCTCCGCTACCGCAAGTGCGGTATTACCGGCACCGATGCAGGTGCCATTCTGGGTGTAAATCCCTATCGTTCTGCTTTTCAGGTTTACTGCGACAAAAACAGCGAAACTATTGAGAACATCGATAATGAGGCTATGCGCCAGGGACGCGATCTGGAAGATTATGTCGCACAACGCTTCACCGAAGCAACCGGTCTGAAGGTACGCCGTGCAAATGCCATCTACCAGAGTGAGGAACATCCACTGCTTCTGGCGGACTTTGACCGTTTGATTGTCGGGCAAAAAGCAGGACTGGAATGCAAGACCGTCTCGCCCTTCTCCGCAGATAAGTGGGCAGATGGCAAAATCCCTGCACATTACATGGCTCAGGTCAATCACTATCTGGCTGTCAGCGGTTTTGACTGCTGGTACATTGCTGCTCTGATTTTCGGAAAAGAGCTGGTGATTCACAAGATCACAACCGACAAAGAAGTTCTGAACAACCTCATTGCCAAGGAAGAGCACTTCTGGAAATACAACGTGATGCCCGAAATTCCGCCTGTACCTACCGGAAGCGAGGGGGATACACAGCAGATCAATCAGCTGTACTCTATAGATGATCGAAACAAAACTGCCGATCTGAATCCCATCCGCGACCTGTTGGATAAGCGGCAGGAGCTTTCTGATCAGATCGAACAGCTGGAGCAGGAAAAAGCCTCTATTGAACAGCAGGTGAAGTTGGAGATGCAGGACGCCGCCTATGGTACAGCACCGGGCTACAAGGTGTCCTGGGTATCCTCCGAAAGTAAACGGGTAGACTCCCAGCGTTTGAAGAAAGAACAGCCCGATATTTTCAATCGGTACAGCAAGAATGTAAGCAGCCGCAGGTTTACCATTATCCATGCAGCATAATTTTTGTATGTCTGCTGGCATACAAAATTGCCTGTTTTTCCAATTTTGTTTAGTACGGCAATACAAAATTGCCCGTTTCTCTAACTTTGTTTAGTACAGCAATACAAAACCCGGCGCAGCAATTCATTTGTTGCGCCGGGTTTTTATCAGAAAGGATGCTATCATGGAAAATCCATTCGTAAAATTATTTGCTATTGACTTCAAAGATCATCTGGAAGTCAAAAAGTCCGGCAGCACGGAACTGAAATATGTAAGCTGGGCGTATGCTTGGGCAGAGGTGAAGAAGCTGTATCCCGCTGCCAGCTACGAGGTCAAGAAATTCAACGGCCTGCCCTATGTTTATGACCCCATAACCGGCTTCATGGTGTATACCTCGGTCACGATTGAGGGCGTTTCGCATGAAATGTGGCTGCCTGTACTGGATAGCGCAAACAAAGCCATGAAAGCTGTGCCTTACACCTATACCACCCCGAAATGGGACTACAACCCGCAGACCCGCCGCCGTGAAAAGATCGGCATGGAAGAGCGCACTGTAGAAGCAGCATCCATGTTCGATGTGAATAAGGCCATCATGCGATGCTTGGTAAAGAACCTCGCTATGTTTGGTCTGGGCCTGTACGTTTATGCCGGAGAGGATTTGCCGGAAGATGCTGCACCACAGCCGGAGGCAGAGCCGCAAAAGCAGCCGAAACCGAGATCCGCTGCCCCGAAGCAGGAACAGCCGCCTGTGCCCTGCATCTGTGCCCGGTGCAACCAGCCCATCAAGAGGGTCAAGCTGAAGGATGGCTCCATCATGCAGGCGGCAGAATTTGCAGCTACCCATGAGGGAATGTGCGCAGACTGCTATAAGGCAACCAGATTGAACGTAGCATAATAACAGCTTCAATAATTCTTGGTACTTGTGCGGATTTGCACATTATGTTACATTTACAATAGTGAGTTTTCTTAGAAGGGAGCAGTACATGAGAAAGTTGAAATATCCGATTGGCATCTCAGATTTTGCCGAGATGCGCAACAACGGATACTATTATATCGACAAAACAAATCTGATCGTTGACCTCCTTGATAAAGGGCCGGTTGAAGTAACTCAAATTACTCGCCCTCGCCGCTTCGGAAAGACTCTTGGCATGAGCACTCTCGCAAATTTTCTGGATATCCGCAAAGACAGCAAGCAACTGTTTGAGGGATTGGCGATCTCCAAAAATACAGAGCTTTGCCAAAAATGGATGAACCAGTGTCCTGTGGTATTTTTCTCTTTCAAGGATACGGACGGTCTGACCTTTGAAAGTGCCTATGGAATGCTGTGTATGAAGCTGGCATTTGCATTTCAGGATTATCAGTTTCTTTTGGATGACGCTGCTATTTCTGACGATGACAAAGGCATCTTTAAGCGAATTCTGGGACGCACTGCATCCATAGATGAAACCAAAAGCTGCTTTTTGCTGTTGACCCGGATGCTGGAAATTCACTTCAAAAAATCGGCGGTCGTCATTCTGGATGAGTATGATGTTCCCATTGCAAAAGCCAGCAGCAACGGATATTATTCGCAGATGCTGGACGTGATGCGGGCTATGATGAGCACCACGCTCAAAGACAATACTTCGCTTGACTTTGCTGTTATTACCGGCTGCCTGAAAATTGCAAAAGAAAGCATCTTTACCGGGACGAACAATTTTGTTTCGGACACGATTCTTTCTCCCCGGTTGAGCGAATCCTTTGGTTTCACACAGACAGATGTAGATCAAATGTTGAAAGATGCTGGTCTTGAATCGCAGTCTGCTGAAATCAAGGCATGGTACGACGGTTATCATTTTGGCGATGCAGACATTTATTGTCCGTGGGACGTAATCAGTTATCTGCGGGATTTCCAGTATGGTGTAGCACAGAAGCCGAAAAGCTATTGGAAAAACACCAGTGATAACGCCATCATCCGTTCTTTCATCGACTATGCAGGCGACAATATCACCACAAAGCTTGAAACTCTGATGGCTGGCGGCTCTATTGTTCAGCATATTGAAGAAAACCTGACCTACGATTATCTACACTCCTCTGAGGAAAATCTTTGGAGTGTGCTGTATCTGACAGGCTATCTGACCAAAGTGCGTGATAAAGATTTGCCTGATTCGCTGCCGGATGGCTGCTCTGCGTTGATGATTCCCAATGCAGAGATTCGGGAAATTTTTGAAACCACTGTAAGCAAATGGTTTGACGACAGTGCAAAGGCATGGAACCGCAGCCCTTTGTTTGATGCAGTCTGGAGCGGAAACAACGAAGCTCTGACAAAAGAGATGACCAAGCTGCTGCGTATGACCATCAGCTACCACGACTACCGGGAGGATTTTTACCACGCTTTCCTTGCAGGCATCTTTACTGGTGCTGGCTATGTGGTAGAATCTAACAAAGAGCATGGCGAGGGGCGCAGCGATGTCATTGTAAAGGATATCCGCAATGGCCGCGTGGCAATTTTTGAAGCCAAGTATGCCAAAACTCTGGATGCTCTGCCAGATGCCTGTGATACTGCCATTCAGCAGATCAATGACCGGATGTATGCAGCAGACTTCCGGGATGACTATGATGACATCCTCTGTTATGGCATCGCGTTCTTCAAGAAGCGCTGCATGGTACGCAAAAAATAAAAACTGTACTGGAGGCCCACACAATATGTGCGATGTGCTTGATAAAGTGGAAAACAAAGGAAAAGCTGAAGGTAAAATCGAAGGCAAGAATCAAATGGCACTTCTTGTTAAGAAGCTCCTCGATCAGAGCCGCATTGAAGATGTTAAGCGGGCTTCTGAAGACGAAACATACCGTGACAAGCTTATGAAAGAGCTTGTCATCAGCTAAACTGTATATGACTTAGGGGGAGTATCTTCGGATGCTCTCCCTTTACTTTTGCAGGACAGTCCGCGTGGATTGTCCTATTTTTATTTGGAGGCACACAGTGAAAGACGAAAAAATCAAAGTCCTTGCGCTCCTGCCAATGGAGCTGCCAAAGGAGATTGATCTTGACAAAACGCTTGAAGCTATGCAGAAATTTGTAGATGGCAACATCGAATGCCTGACCTTCTATGATTCCGGCTCAGAGGTCATTCTGGTCTGCAACGATGAAGGCAAGTTGCTTGGCCTGCCGCTCAATCGTCCGCTGTGGGATGGAGCCGATGTTCTTGCTGGGCCGGGATTTCTGGCCGGATGTGACAACGAAGGGAATCTGACTTCCCTGCCGCAGAGTACAATGGATTTCTACAAAGAGAAATTCAGAGCTTTTATCATTGAAATCTAAGGAGGACAGATTATGACCTTTAATGCAATGACCGAACACTACGAGGAGATTACAGTTTGCGGAAAGCCTGCGCTGTTCACCAGCATCCGCATCAAGAGAGATACCATTCCGGATGGTCTGTACGCCTACGATGTTCGGCATGATGACGAGTGCCGGGGCATCCCTTGTGAGATCGCGCCCTTTGTGATGGTCAACCACTGGGGCACCATTATTCTTGCGGAACCGCTGGAACTGCCGGATGATGGGCGGCGATATATTGACGAGGACACCGACTGGAACTACGCTCCTTTGGATGGCGAGGACACCGCCAATCACAAACCGTGCACTACCATTTCTGATTTTATGACTGCCTATGCCCACTAAAACTGTATTAAAAATACCGTATATTCTGTTTTGTATTAAAATCAGCCGTTTTCAGACCATTTCAAGGTGCAAAACACAGTCTTAAAAATGTCGCTCGTTATCTTTGAGCCAGAAAGGAGACGCATGAACATCTATGGCTATTGCCGCATCTCTACGGCAAAGCAGAGCATTGACCGTCAGATCCGCAACATCAAGGCTGAATACCCAACTGCCCATATCGTGCAGGAAGCCTATACTGGCACATCCATTTTTCGCCCGGAGTGGTTGAAGCTCTACCGGGTTCTGAAAGCAGGAGATACGGTGGTGTTCGATTCAGTATCCCGGATGTCCAGAAATGCAGAAGAAGGTTTTGCTCTGTACGAAGACCTCTACCATAAGGGCATCCGGCTGGTGTTCTTGAAAGAGCACCACATCGACACCGAGACCTACAAAAAAGCCCTGTCCGGCAGCATTGCCATGACAGGGACAAATGTGGACTTCATCTTAAAGGGCATCAACGAGTATCTGATGGCCTTGGCAAAGGAGCAGATCAAACTGGCCTTTGAACAGTCCGAAAAAGAAGTTGCCGATTTGCACCAGCGCACCCGTGAGGGACTTTTGACGGCCCAGCTGAACGGCAAGCAGGTTGGCCGTAAGAAAGGCACTGGCTTTGAAACGAAAAAAGCCAGAGAAGCCAAGCAAATCATCCGCACCCATTGCAAGACCTTTGGCGGCACACTTGACGATGCCGAGTGCATGAAACTCACAGGTCTTGCCCGGAACACCTATTATAAATATAAGCGTCAGATTCGTGCCGAACTGATGGCTGAACAGGATTTGCCGAAAGGAGCAAGTATCTTTTATGAACCACCAAAATTATTCTGAGCCGGAGAACAGGCTCACTCCGGAGGAGCAGCAGGAGTTTTTAGAACTTCTGGCCCGTCTGTCCCCTGAACAGCGTGAAGCGCTGAAAGAAGTGCTCAAGTCCTTTACTTAACAAAAATGTGCAGGGCGGCGTTGCTGCTACCCTGCACATTTTTATTTTTTGTTATACACGTTCTACTCTAATGCTGCCAGTACGCGCATTTACACCTTACAAACTGATTATATCATACGATGGATTCTTCATCAAAGCATTTTAATTATTGATCATCGTTGCTCACGACCCAAATCTTTTTGAGAGGGATCAGCTCTTTGATTTCATCGTCCATCTGATCGTAGTATCGCAGAAACTCCTCAATAATTTCTTTGTGGGTCCAAAGCCGGATTTCAAAGAACTGTTTAGCCATCTCATTGATGACCGAAGATTTGAACCCACTCCATGACACTAACAGGCCATATTCAGCACCAAAGTTTTTCATCACCCCGCCCAACTGATCCAAAACAATCCGATCCACTGGCGCGTCCGTGGACTTAACCTGAACACAAATTTTGGGACTTCCAAAACCAAGTGTGCCCGCAGAAGCCAGAATATCCACACCTTTATCCGGTCCGGCCGGGCTGACATATGTAGTGAATCCCTTTGCTCGAAGAATGGCATCTACAATTTTTGCTAAACCATGCCCCTTAGTCTTCTGGATTATCAGATTTGTGATAACCCCCAAGGCTTCATTTTCAATATCTCGTGCCTCTTCATCATCCTGTGGCTCTTGCGGAGTAATTTGGGGCGCTTTCTTTCCCTGTTTATGGGCATTGATGACTGCTTTTATGCGATCTTCCTGCTTGATACGGCAAATGGTCATAAAAGCCCCAAAGGAATATAAGATGTCCTGGTCAAAAGCTGTGCGGGGAATGTCACAGGCAAACCAATCTACCTGATGTGCATGATAATAAGGATTATCGTTGTTAGGTAAGAATTCATAATTACCTGTGATCTTGCCAAAATGAATTACAGGCTTGATCTTGCTGGGCAGGACAACAATCTCTCCCTTTTTCATCTCATGGGCAAACGGCCAGACCTGGCTCGCCCAGTTCATCGCTGTTTTTACCTTTACATCTGGGTTGTTATCCACAAAATATTGCTGCAAGTCCTGCTTGGTGTGGAACTGCATGATTGATTCAGATAGATTGTCCCAGGTGCAGTATACCTTACTGTCCTCAAGAAATTTATTCTCAAACTCGCCGTATCGTCCGGCGCGACATAACCACATTGGCATACGGCATCTCCTTAAAGCTTATAATAATCAATCAATTTTGCCTTCAATTCTGTTTCCAACTTATGATAATCTTGATTAAATCTAATTTGCTCATACATTTTTATGTTTGAAGGTGTGTGTTCATCCGCTTCCGCATCTGTCCCGTTATGAATCAAAATTAGTCCTTTTTTTAGGCCCATTGCAAATCCTATTTCATGTGGAATATTTGCTCTACCACTACTTAAATCAGCAATTACCAATCCAGACATCTCAATATCTCGCAATATACGATCTGATATTTGTCCAGTCGCACCTTCACTATGCTGATCTACACGGAGTAATCTCAACGAACTACCTTTTTCACGATTTACATATTCTATAGCTCTACGAATTGCCCGTTCATTTTCGTCGAACCGGCTATCAAAGCACCGAGACATAAAGATAGTCTGTTCTGTGGACAAAACATACTTATCGAATATTGCACGAATACAGTCTGCATTTACTGCGGCATATTGCTCTATATCATGCTGTGCATCAGTGATGTTATATTTTTCAGCCCATGCTATTAACTGATTCTTTTCTTTTTCTGCTTTATTTTGAGGATCTAATTCTCCGTTTTCCATCTGATAATACATATAAACAAGCAGAAACAACAACCCGGATGCCATTTGAAGCTTAGCAGCTCCCAAGGGATGTGCGTGTCTTAATGTATTATTCAAGCTATTTATTAAGGCTTCCTGTTGTTCTAATGTTTCAATCCTGGTTCCACTTTTTTCCTGAACATAGTTAATCAGATCAACAAGGGTGCTCAAAATACGAGGATGTATCCACTCTATGTATCCTAATTTTCTAACAGTAAGAGGATTGGCACTCAATATTTTCCTTGCAAGAAGATACTCTGGCCCAAATTTTTCTATCAATTCTCTATCATTAAAATCCAATCCGTCATGTTGTTGGATCAAAACACTTTTGAGAAGTTGCTCAGATTTTAAGGGGACTGCTTTAGAATTGATGTTGTGGAAAATAACCTTTTCATCTTTTAAGGAATCAGTATCTGCAAATAAAATCAGGCAAAAAGGTATCAAATATGTACTGCTAATTTGTCCTGTAGATACTAGTTGTTCCATAGCTTGCAGGCGATGATTTCCATCTACTCGACGAAATGGCTTCTCTTCATCTATTAATTTCTTTTCATATGGAATAGAGATCTCATATAAATACCCGTTATTTACTTTGCGGATCTTTTTGAAAGAAATTCCATCAATATTAGAAGTAAATCCATTGCCGTTCCGGATGTCTGCAATTGCGTCTATTCCAGATACAGCGCCCTCCTTATAATAATCATACTTTGCAGTATATGCTAAAACCACTTCTGGGCTGAAGCTATTTGATCCAGAAGTGATAAACATTGAAATCTCACCCACATGAACATCGTCTACCGGGCGTTGATAACCTGGATGAGGATATGACAACTCAACAATCTCATCATATCGAGCGTAACCTCGTATAGTGCAAGTTCCTCCAAAAGACTCGCTAAAAAGTCCTTCCATACGAATCAT